TAGATCAATACATAGATTTTGATATTGATAATCCTGTCGTAAAAAGATTTACAAGCGATCACATAAAATCATGTGGTGCAATATTTGGTAGAAGAAACAATCCATCAAGTCACTATCTTTGGTCTGGCACATCAGACTATAAAAAATTTGCATTACCAAAAGAATTAGAAAATTATTACAAAGATTATGGTCATGGTGCAACACTTTGTGAGATAAGACATGGCGCAAATAAATATACATTAGTTCCAGAAACAAAATATCACACAACAAATGAAGTTGTTAAGTGGGTTAAGTACGATGGTATCGATGAATATCCAGGTAATATAAAAGTAGATTTAGGTAAGATAGCTTTGGCTGCAGCGCTCTGCATCACATACGCAGGTTCTGGACAAAGAGATGATTACTGCACTGCGATGGCAGGTGTATTATTAAAACATACAGAGTGGAGCGTAGATGACATAGATGACTTTGTATATAAGATTGCAATCGCAGCAAAAGATGAAGAGGCAGAAAAGAGAAAGCGAAAAGGCACAACACATAAAAAAGCAAATAGAAAATTTGGTATGCCAAAACTTGCAGAGATCATTGGGTGCTCTACAAAAACAATAGCAACATTATTTAGTTGGATTGGCGTGCAAGAGGCTACAAGCGAGGAAGCAAAACAATCTATTGGACAGATAATAGAATATGGCAGTGATAGATATTTTGTAAAAATAAATGCTGTAGTACAAGGTGAGGCCGTTGAAAAGACAATCACAGTAGACGGTCCTACACTTAGAAATAAAAAATTATTTTATGATGCTGTAATTAGTAAAGCATCTGTCTGGATACCAGAAATGAAAGCTGCAGACTTTGAAGAGATTATGCGTCGTAAGTATGAGGCAAGAGAGAAGTCTACAAACTATGTAGAGGAAGCAGAGGAAGATTTAAGATTTGTAAAACATTTTAAAAATTATATTTCAGTGGAGAAAGCATACACAAGTAAAAAGGAGTTGGCATACTTTGGTTTACCTTATTACAACATGAATAAAAATATTTTAGAATTTAATCTTGATAAATTTGAAGATTACTTACAGAAGCAAAAAATAAATCTACCAAGAGTTGACCTCGTAATTAAATGTCAGAACATATTAAAAGCAAAAAAGAATCATGGCAAGTATGGTGAAAAGTCTTGTGTATCTTGGAGAATGACAGGACAAAAGCTTGATAAAGAAGATTTAATAATAGAAGGAGAATACAAAGAGGTAACAGATGAAACAACCTAAGTTTATATCAGGACCACCAGGTACAGGTAAAACCTCTATTTTTATCACACAGAAATACACAGAGTTATTAAAAAAATATCCTCACAGCAGGATAATAATATTATCACACACAAACGTTGCAGCTGATGAGATAAGAGATGAAATACTTAAACTACCAGAGATGCAGGGTGTTACAAAAAAATCTATGAAATACAACATCTGCACAATACATGCATATTGTAAAAGCAGATTGGTTGGACGTAAAGAAGTGTTTAGTTATGAAGATCATAAAAATTTATCAATGATAGATTCTTTATTTAACTTACAAAGAATAAACGAATCAGAATTTAATGCAGATAAACATAAATTTTATAGATATCTTGCTGATGCATATGGTAGAGGAAAGACATTGAAAGAACATTGGAAGACATGTGATAAGAACACATACAAACCGTATAGCTTAAATTCTATAGAACAAATGGAAATTCCGTACGCACAATACAAACATGACAATCACGTATGTGATTATGCAGATATGATACAGGATTTTATAGATAAAGCTGTAGAGCCAGATATCGATGCTTTGATAGTTGATGAGGCACAGGATAGCAACGTGCCACAGAGAGAAGCTCTCGACAAGATGGCAACGAAAGCAAAAGAATATTATTTTGTTGGGGATGCAGACCAAACCATATTTGAGTTTGCAGGATCAGACGCAGATTATTATCACAGATTATCAAGAGAGGCAGAACAATTAGAGCAGGGACATAGATGTGGCAAGACGATAAACAATCTATGTAAAAGAATAATTAGACCGGTATGGGACTACTATGGTTATGAGAGAGCATGGAAACCAACAGATGTGATAGGCAATCATTATCACCTACCTAGTTTAGATAAAAGATGTAGCGCCATGACTGCTTTGTTAGAGAAAATAAAACATACGAATGAGACTTTCTTATTTACCTATCGCGGCACGCCGTCAGATTCATGGGTCAAAAAATTTTTTAAGCAACAGGGTATAGAGTTTGCACATGTAGGAAACACTGCCCACGTACCAAAAAAAGAATTAAGATGCCACAAACTATGGCCAGAATTTTGTAGAGGCACACCCATGCCATTAAAACAGATAAAAGATTTCTGGCAATACATGGGCAGCAAAGTGATAGTCCATGGCAGAGGTGAGGAGACTTTTGATGAGTGGGTTGATAGAGAGTACACTTTGGATTACATGAAATATCACAAGTATTTAAAAGAAAGCGCAGGGAAAGAAAGAGATTTTGCATTGATAAGAAAGAAAACAGATCCCGATAGATTAATCTACATTAGAAAGATTCTAAACAAGGGTTATGATGATGGAGAGGTCAGAGTAAAATATGCAAATATACACACCGTAAAAGGTCTGACATTTGATAATGTCGTTGTTGATCTGACAGCGACAAGACAAGAAGATTATTTTACACAACTCAGATTAAAATATGTTGCATACAGCAGAGGCAAATTTGATTGTTGGACTGTGGCATCACAAGGTAAATATACGTTAGGAGTAAGATGAAAAAGAAAAATGTTTGGGACAAGCAGCACGGCGGGAGTCACTATCAAAAGTATGTCATACAGCCGAGCAAGTTTGTGGTTGCGAATAAGTTGTTATATCCTGAGGGTTGTGCTATAAAATATATCATACGTCATCAGGACAAGAATGGTAAGGAAGATTTATTGAAAGCAATACATTTTATAGAGATGATTATAGAGAGGGATTATAATGTGTAAGACACCAGAGGATTTAGATCTAAACGGTATTGATACAGTTGCGATAGATATAGAAACCTACGATCCAAATCTTAAAACAAAAGGTTTAGGTGCCATACGTAATGATGGTTTTATATGTGGTATCGCTGTTGCAACAGAGAATGATCTTGCCTATTTTCCTCTACGTCACTCTGATATATTTATAGATTTTAAAAGAGATGAAAAAATCTGGAGTGTTCTTAACGAAAAGATATTTCAAAACGAAAACATTACAAAGGTATTTCACAACGCTATGTATGATGTCTGTTGGATTAGAGCGGTCACAGGCATGATGATAAAAGGTAGGATTGTTGACACGATGATAGCTGCATCTGTCATTGATGAGAACAGATTTAAATATTCATTAGATGCACTATCAAAAGATTATCTTAATGAAGAAAAATACAAATACGATCTACAACAAAAAACATTAGAATGGTCTGGTGGCACAGTCAAGGACCCAATGACTAACATGCATAAACTTCCGTCATCGATTGTAAAAGATTATGCAAAGCAAGATGTAAACTTAACTTACAAACTGTGGAAGCTTTTTAATAAAAAAATTGACGAAGTATTATACATCAAAGATGATGGAGAACAAAAAACTTGTAGACAAATATTTGAATTAGAAACAAAATTATTTTTATGTTTGGTTGACATGAAATTCAAAGGCGTTAGAATAGATGTCGCAAAAGCGATCCTGTTTGGAAGACATCTCAAAAAACGTAGAGACCAGATAATAAAAGCGATAGAAAATATAACAACAATACATGTTGACATCTGGGCTGCAGCATCAATCAAAAAATTATTAGATCACCTCTGCATAAAAGATTACAAGGTCACACCAAAATCTAAGATGCCACAACTACCAAAAGATTATTTACGAAAACATAACAACAAGTGTCTACGTATGATCGCAAAGGCAAGAGAGTATGACAAGGCGGTCAACACTTTTATAGATGGATTGTTAGAGTATGTGCACGAGGGTAGAATACATGCAGATATAAACCAGATAAGATCAGATACAGGCGGCACGGTCACCGGCAGGTTCAGTATGTCTAATCCTAACCTGCAACAGATACCAGCCAAGGGTTATATCGGTAGTAAGATGAGAGAATTATTTATACCAGAGGAGGGATGTAAATGGGGTAGCTTTGACTATTCACAACAGGAACCACGTATTGTGGTGCACTATGCGATCAAATTGGGCCTACCAGGCACAGAGAACCTCCAGGAAGAGTTTGACAAGGATGATGCAGATTTTCATCAGATCGTCGCTGACATGGCTAATATCTCCAGGAAACAGGCAAAAACAATCAACCTAGGTCTGTTCTATGGCATGGGTAAGATCAAGCTACAGAGAGAGTTGGGTTTGGACCAAAGACAGGCAAAAGAATTATTTAACGAGTATCACGGCAGGGTGCCATTTGTAAGACAGTTATCACAGGAGCTAATAGCATTTGCAAAGGAAAACAAATTACTATTCACACTACATGATAGATTCTGTCGGTTTGACAGATGGGAGACAACAAACAAAGAGTGGAATCCAGAAACAAATAGATTTAACGAAGTTCCTCTGTATACAAAAGAGCAGGCGATGGAGGCATTCAAAGCAGAGATGCTGGATAAGTATAAGGAGAACAAAATAGATGCAAACTACATGGATTATTTTGATAGATACTACACACCTGCATTCACCTACAAAGCTTTAAATAGATTGATACAGGGATCAGCTGCTGACATGACAAAGAAGGCCATGGTAGATCTACATGATAAAGGTATAATACCACACATACAGATACACGATGAGCTTTGTTTTTCGATCACGGACCACGAACCAGAGCTAATCAAAAATATAATGGAACAAACAATACCTCTTGAGGTAAAGAATAAGGTTGATTTTGAATCCGGAGATAGTTGGGGATCAATAAAATAAAATGTTTAATTATTTAGAGTACGAAGTTGATAAAAAAATAGTAGATCAAGTATTAAAAATTATTAGAGATAATAAAATTAAAAGTTGTCCTGTTGTAACAGCCACTCAAAATGGTTATCAAAGTGATAATATAGTAAAATTATTTGACACTGCCATACTTAAAAAAATAATTCCAATAAACCAATTACACGAAAAAATAATACATCTTCATTATATACAATATGGTAAGGGGGGCTATCAAGAGGAGCATTTACACAAACCAGATGACTATAGTTTTATATTATATTTAAATAATTCAGATGGAGACACTGTGATAAAACATCCTATCAACAAAAAGTTCACTCCCCAAAAAGGAAAAATTGTTGTATTTAATGGTAAAATATTGCATTATGCAGAACCCTCTTTCAAAGGAAAAAAGGTTTTAGTGGGTGCGATTAAATGAGGACAAATTATGGCTTACTTAAATGCAAACATACCACCAATATACGCACAGATAAGAAGGGAATATCTTTATGATCTTAAAAAACATAACGGAGAAGTTGAAGACTGCATTATCTTTGGTATTAGCGCTCTTACAGGTCGCAGTATACTATGGCATGCTATTATGGAAAACGGTGCAATATTTTATCGCTTACCAATTAGCGCGTTTATTCAAAAGGGATTTGACTCACATAGAGTGCCCACAAGAAGACTTGATGAACTACAGCTCTGGAATTGTTTTTCTTATTATCCTGCTGTCACTTCTTGGGATATTCTAGAATCACAGGCCGGAAAGTATATCGGAAAAGATAAGAAATGGCACTCAGGAAAATATTTATTTACTATTGACTTTGCACATCCAGAAGCTAACATACTTGACACTGATCATTCAGAGATTCCGCACGAGCACAAGTGCGCTCACATTATTGCTTTAGATGATGGCAATTTTGCAGCACAGCCAAACAATCGTTGTATATGGGATATACCTTCTTTCACTGTGAAAGATAATATTCCTGATTGGAAAGTGCAGACATCTGAATGGAACGTTGAAGATAGCAGAGCGTGGCGGACAGAGGATACCGACAAGTTCTTCTATGAAATAGAGGAGAAAAAAAATGATTAGTAAAATAAAAAATAAAGCTATGCATTATTGGGCAGACCACAAGGTTGAATGTCTTGTGTTTGTTATTTTAGTAGTAGCTTTGATTGTTAAGTAATGAAAAAAGGTGGTGGTCATGGACTATCGTTTTACAGCAATACTGATAATTTTGTTCTGTTTACTAGCGTTTTTCGTACGGCCACCACAGACATTGAAA